TAGTTCCGGATTAGCAGTTTTAAATTGCTCTAGCTCAAGACGTCTCTGTTGAACTTGAAGTTCTTCTTGAGCAGGCTGTAACATATCACGGAGCATAAGCTTTGCCTGACGTTGGATCTCTGCTTTCATACCCTCTGGATCGAATAAGTCATATTCAGATTGTTCATCAATGTTTTGTGTCAGACGAGCAGTTGCACCATTCAGAATATTTTCATTCTGAAGTCTTTGTGCTCTTTGTGCTTCTTCCACTTCTTTTCTCATCCGAGATAGTTCTTGTGTCTTACGGGTATAATCAGCACGAATATTAGCCAAATGCTTTCTGACATCTTCAGGAACATTATGGATCCATTCGTTTAAGGGTTTCATGCCTTTGTGCTGAGCATCATCAGTAAAGAGCTCGTCTTGCTCAGCACTGTATGCCATTAAGTCATCGAGGGTAAAGTTATCAATGACGTCGTCTATAGTTTCTTCAGTCTGAGGTGCTGCCTCTGCAGTCTCGTTAACCTCAACGGAAGTATTGGATAGTTCTCCAGTTTCCATTGTTTTCTCCTTTGTTTGTAATGGATGTGGGTCCCCTTAGTCCCGGACCCAATAGGACAGATTATTTCTTTTTTTTGTAAGTGGTCTTCTTTTTAGCCTGAGAAGCTTTGACAGCACGAAGACGACGGACAGCCGCCTTCTTTGTCTTAGACTTTCCCTTGACGTTTTTTATTTTGTATCCACCTTTTGATTTGTAAATAGGCATTACTTTTTCCTATCTTGTGATCGTAAAGCAGGATTTGGTGGAACTACTTCGTATACTTTTGGAGGTGGTAGTCGCTTTGTTTTTGGAACAAAAAACTTACCACCAGCATTGGGATTAAGTTGCTGCTCTAGAAGTTGTGCTATGGTAAGTTTCATGAAGTCATCATCAAACATTGCTTCACCCATGTCACGTGCTACATTCTGTCCTTCGATCATAGTCTGTGTGAATCGGTCACCCTGTGTTCCTCTGCCACTGAATTGCATGAATTTGTTTTCATAGCGTTCAGGTGTTCTTCCTTCTTCTACGCGTCTTTGTTCAATAATACCGATAGCTAGATCTTGTGCTGACTTACGTTTATTTACATCTTCAAACATTTTAGAAGCTTCTTTAAAGAATCTTTTCTCTTCATCGTTTAAATGCTGGTAGTAGTCAGCCAAGAAGCCAGGATAAACTGGTTCTCTAGCTATGTAGTTTTCTTCTGTTGTCTCAAATGCACCGGATTTTTTAGGCATCACATTCTCCCCATCATGAATTCGTCTTCTTCGTCAGCTGACATAGGTGTAGCACCGGTTTCTTCACGCATCTCTTCGGCCATGGTTTCTTCTTCTTCCATTGGAGCCTCAAGGAAACGCTTAAATTCACGGTCCTTAGCTAGCATATCGAGCTTACCTGCAATAGTCATAAGAGCTGTGTCATCACGGACATCGTCCAAAGAAATACGCATTTCTTCATTTACAACGTCTTCAGCAATTGCCTCATCGACAGCAGCCTGAAACATAGCCAAGATTCTTACGAAGTCGGTTGGTAGTTTTTCAGTATCTTCCACCATTGGGTAATCGCCAGTTTGGTCAAAAAGAGGAAGCATACGATTAGTAGCCCTGACAAGAGGATCGAGACCTCTACTAGTAAAATCACCTTCTGGAGCCATTGCTTCAAACATTTCAGCATCAGCTTCTTCTGCCATTTCTAGTTCATCACCCATCGGCTCTCCTTCAGGACGGGAACCGACACCAATTACGAGCATTTCTTTTGCCATTTTATTCTCCTTTATTAAATGGTTATTTTTTGATCATATAGTTTGTCAAGTGTGCCATCCAAACAATCGCTTGCTGGGAAAGCTTCGGTCATGGCCTTATTGGCATCGCCAGTTTCAGCCAAAGTCTTATTATAGACATCTGCACGTCTATCCTGTTCAGCAGCTCTTTCAACAATTTCTGCTTGTTTCTTCTCAATCCAGCCTTCGCCTAATTCAGATTCTGAGACAAAGCCCTGAGCATTTAGGATCTTTTCTTCTTCTCTCTTGTTGGCGACCTTACGGCCAAGAGCTTTAGAATAATAAGTATGGTCCATGCCGTCAGTCCAACCACCATTCCAAGCAGTTGGTGTTTTAGCAGGCATGGACATCAGTTTGTTCATAGCATTTCCGCATGAAGGACAAATGACTTCACAGGTTTTTGTTCTGTCATATGACATCAAGATCTCTTCTCGATATCCGTCAAATGCACAGCGATAGTCATAAAGTGGCATCAAGCGCCTCCTGGTCTAAGTGCCTGAGCAAGAAGCTCGGCATCGGTTACTTGTTCTTCAGCACCACCTTCGATATTTTCGACATCAGCAGCTGAGGGTCCTGGTGCAGTGGCCTGAGGTGGTGGAGCTTCTTCTAAAAAGTCTTTAGGTAGTTCGTATGCTCTAATGATTTCTTCCAAGACCTTTCGGGGCTGTACACCTAGAGCTTGTAAAGTGGGAAGTAGTGATAACAAGTTTTGCTTTCTAATGGCATCTGATAGAGGTGTTGATCCCTGGTCCAGTGCATTAATTCTAAACTTGCCTTCCAAATCTGCAGGTGTCAAAACACGAGCCTGACCTTCGACATCAAGCACAGCAGTTTCACCATCTTCAGATAGTAGATCTAGAAGTCTGATGTAGATGTTGACCAATCTTTCCAATGCACCGTCTTTTTCTCTGGCCATCTTACCGATTTCAGATGCACTGTATTGTGCCAATGCTGTGATCTCAGTGGCTGTGGCTTTGGTTGCTTCACCACGAGAGAATGGTGCCAAGATGCTACCTCGATTAATATCCTGTTCGATGTAAGCCAAGTATCTGTCAAAGTTAGATGAAATAGGTTCGACACCAACCTGCTGAATGAGACCACCTAAATTGTCTTCATCAACACCGATCATTGCACCATCGATACCTGCTGTGATCTTGCTCAACTGCTCTTCGTCAAATGCACCTTCTTTGTAAAGGTATTGGCGAGAATCACGTCTAACAGCATTAGCCCAATAAGTTCTCAGAATATTCTTCTCGTAGATCTGGTCATAAACACGAGACATTGCTGATAGACCTTCCATCGGCTTATTAGGACAACGTGTATAGTAAAGTGTCGTAATGTTTGGCAGAGGATTGTCGTTATAAGTTCTGATTGGAATACGACCTGAAGAAAGAAGTCTATCACCGTTTGACCAGTTTGGTGACCAGTAGTAGACTTCGTCATGTAGTGTGTCATAGATCTCTACAATTTCGACATAGAGATAATCATCAGGTAGATCAGCATAGTCTGAAGCAGTATAAGTGTTTCTGTCTGAATATTGATCGAAGTAGTCTCTCTTTGGAACCGGTGTAAACTTCTTGTTGCCCCACTTTTGTTTGGCTTCGACCATGGTCATATAGTAGTTGTGTCCAATAAATCTGCTGTCTTGTTCAGAGCATGCATCACGGTCAACAATAACTTCCCAACAGGGTAGAGCCTCAATGGAAACCTTATCAAGCATTTCGTCAGAAGGCTCAGGACAAAGCTTAAGAGCACTGTATTCATAGATCAATGCCAAACGACTAGCAATCTCTAACTGTTCTCTCTGGTTGTATAAGAATCTGTTGCTTGCAGCCTGTGCCATTTTAGCATCACCACCAGTAGCAGCAATATCATGACCGATAACGACTGCAGGTGTTCTTGTAAATAACGATGCGATAAAGCCTTCAATATAAGCAAATGCATCAGATGTTTCGATTCGTATCATCGTATTGTCATATTCTTCTGACTGCCAGAACTTAGTCTCGTAAGCGTCCTTGTAACGCTTCAGTTCGCCTGCTTTCTGTTGCCAGTAATCTTTGTGTTCAGAATAGACGATCTGTACAAAATCGACTTTATCTTTTTCGGTTCTTGCCATGGATTTCTCCTTCGATAGTTTATATATGTTTTACAGATGTTTTTTACTAATTATATCGTCTTTTATTTGCAATGGCAACGCCACCACGATTTAATACCCTTTCAGCCTGACGATGTTTAACCCAATGTGGTAAGTATTCGACCTGAGGTAGATTGACACGGTCCAGTGCCATATAAGCCAATGCCAGTGCAACAGCATTATCACTGTGCGCATCATTGATATATTTCAGTTCGATGTGTCCTCGATCATTAACAGTAATTGCTCTTAGTTCTGAATAAACAATATTGTCTAGCATTGTGCAATAACCCTGTTGAATATTGACCTTTAGATTCTCGAACATTTCAGTCTTGCTCTTTAGTGTAGTGATCCAGTCTCTGCCACTGCTGTCCTTCCAGATTTTTCTGTAGCCCATGTGATTCATTTCATTGAGCACAACATTACCGAAGTTATTGCTTTCGACTAAGACATAAGCATTATTATACATCGTCGCCAAATCAACAACACGCTCTGCCAAATAAACTGGACTTACCTCGTTAGATCTATACACACACACAATTTGGTAGGATCGCTTTGACAGCACATAGACAGTGGACCAATCTCTACCGACGCCAGCAGAAACGTCAACACCAATAGCGTACATATCACCAGGATCAGGTTCACATAGAATTGTAGTTTCTCTTGGTTCAATCTGCACAATCTCGACATCTTCAAAGTCCTCAGCTGATAGATAGACGTTACCAGCAATTGAATAAGCATCTTCAATACAGCTTGGATATTCTCTGATGAACTTCTGCCTATTGCCCATCTTACCCATTTTCAGACGTCGCCAATAGATCTGTTCTGGATCTAAACCCCACTGTTCAGCCAATGCTTGTTCAG